TCAGGAACGCTATCCCGATTCGAAGCTTGCCCATCTGAAGGGCTGGGTGCAAAGCAACTACGAGCTTGACCAGAGTGCGATGGCATATTTCCACAGCAGGGAGCAAGCAGGCTTAGACCTTCCGGCAGATAAGATACGCGAGTATGTGGTTAACGCGAGCGTGCTGAACTGCTGCATCCGTCTGTATGAGCGTGCAGCGACCACGCGCAAGCTGATGGGCGACAAGTACAACTGGGAGCAAATGGCAAATGCCATAGAGTCATTGCGCGAGGAGTTCGGTCACACGTTGCCGGCGAGTACGCTACGCTTCAGGAAGAAGGTGAACGAATACAAGCGTGACGGATATGGCTGCCTGATCAGCGGTAAGTTCGGAAACCAGAGTGCAAGGAAGGTGAGCATGAAGGTGGTGGTACTGGTACGAAGCCTTGCGGTACTCCCCAACAAGCCATACAACAGCAACGTGCATGAGATGTATCTGGCATTTGTATGCGGAGAGCTTGATGTGTGGAACTACCAGACAGGTGAGCTGATGAATCCAGAAGAATTCGTGGATAAGAACGGTGATCCTCTGAGCCTGAGCGAGAGCACCATCAGCAACATTCTCAACGAACCTGCAACAAGGATGCTTGTGGAGAAGTCGCTTACGAGCTGGACGACCTTCATGCACGAGCAGATGCCACACGTACACAGGCACGGCGGTGACTGGTCGTTGTCACAGATAACGATGGATGACGTTGACCTGACGCGAAAGCTGAAGGACACCAAGCAGAGGATACACGCCTACTATGCCTACGATGTGGTGAGCCAATGCGTGATCGGTGCATCATACGGTCGCAAGAAGGATGAGGGACTGGTTGTGGACTGCTTCCGTGACATGTTCAGGCTGATTGCGGGGAACGGCTGGGGAATGCCGGCGGCCATTGAGGTGGAGAACCACCTTATGACGCAGTACAAGGAAGGATTCCTTCAGGCAGGTGAGGTGTTCAAGTTCGTGCACTTCTGCGCCCCACAGAACTCACAGGAGAAGTATGCCGAGCCTCTTAACGGTGCGAAGAAGCGCAGCGTGATCCATAAGAACCACACGGGAATAGGCCGTTTCTACGGCAAGGGCAAGTGGCGACAGGAATACATCAAGGTAAGCGATGAGACCAACGAACTCTACGAGGACAAGGAGTATTTCGGCTTTGATGAGCTTGTGGCGGATGACATGGCTGACAACTATGAGTGGAATCACCAGTTGCACCCTAATCAGAAGAAGTTCCCCGGCATGACGAGGTGGGATGTGCTCTGTGAGCGAATCAATCCAGACCTTCAGCCTCTTGACAACATTACGCTGGCAAGGTATATAGGTGAGAGCGTAGAGACGAGCATCAAGAGGAACTCAACGGTGCGTGTGGCATACGAGGACTGGTGGCTGAGTGACACGAGCGTACTGGAGAAGCTGAGACCTAACGACTACAAGGTGACAGCCTACTATATGCCAGATGTGGAAGGCAAGCCATCGGAGGTGTACATCTTCCAAGGCGACAAGTACATTGACACGGTGGAGAAGGTTGAGACCTACAACCGCGTACTGTCAGAGCAGACCGAGGATGACATGGTGAAGTACATAGAGCAGCGCAAGAAGATAGCGAAGTTCGAGAAGTATGTACGTGAGCATGAAATCGAGAGCGTCGGAGTGATGCGGAAGGTGAAGGAACCACCGCGCGGAGAAGCACTCGGAACTGTAGTGGAAGAAGAGGAACTGGAGGCTGTTGCGGCAATGCCACGACACACGGAACATGAAGCCCTGTATGCTTCGATGGATACGGAAGACAGGGCGATTGAAGATATGTAAACACGATTGTTAAACCATTAAAACGCCGTTAGAATATGATTACAACAGCGATAAAGAAGCGGATTCTGGAGGCGATAGTCGCCAACCGCGCGAACTATCCGAGCGATGCGAAACACGCAGCCGTGCTTGGTATTTCCGCGAGTGTGTATAACAGTCTGAAGAATGGTCAGACGGAGAAGGTGCTTAGTGATGCCAACTGGGTGAACATAGCCCGAAGGCTTGATGTTAACCTCCGCGACACCATAGAGTGGAAGGGTGCGAAGACCGAGACCTTCAAGTATATCAACAAGCAGCTTGAGACTTGCCAGGACAGAAGCCTTAGCGTGATACTGTGCGACCTGCCGAACATCGGCAAGACCTACACGGCACGCTGGTACGTGAACGAGCATAGGAACGCCGTGTATATCGACTGTTCACAGGTGAAGACCAAGAGGGCTCTGGTGAAGAAGATAGCAATGGAGTTCGGCGTGGGAACCACGAGCAAGTACCAGGACACCTACGAGGATCTTATCTATTACCTCCGCTCAATGGAACGCCCTTTGGTTGTGCTCGATGAGGCAGGTGACCTTCAGTATGAGGCATTCCTTGAGTTAAAAGCCCTGTGGAACGCGACTGAGATGTGCTGCGGGTGGTATATGATGGGAGCTGACGGACTTGCAGCCAAGATAAACAGGAACGTGGAAGGCAGGAAGGTGGGCTACGCTGAGATATTCTCACGCTATGGCGGTAAGTACAGCAGGGTGACCCCAGAGCAGGAAGACGACCGCAGGGATTTCCTTCTGGAACAGGCTCGCGTAGTAGCAAAGGTGAATGCACCAGAGGGAACCGATATCGGTCAGATAGTCCGCAAGAGCGGTGGCGGTCTGAGGCGAGTATATACGGAAATCGAAAAAATCAAGAAAGGAGCATGATGACAGGAAGCAGTCATACTATAGACTGGGAGCAGCGCAGGTATGAGATGGCAAAGGACTTCCTTGCCGCGTTGCTGACCAATGAAAGCGTCGTGCGTGAGGTAGCGACAAACCGCAATACCGGCGGTGCAGTCTCAGCAGCAGTAGCCTTTGCCGACAAGATGATAGTAGCCCTTCACGGATAGAAGAGCTTATAGTGTAAAGAGTAAAGTGTAATGAAATGAAAAGAGCATATAGTCCAAAGGAGATAATCAAGAAGACCTACAAGACGCTGCCGTGGGGTGGTCGTTGGGAGAAAGCTTTCGGTTTGCCTGAAGAAAACTCCATTTGGTTCATCAGCGGTGCGTCTGCCAGCGGTAAGAGCTCTTTCGTAATGCAACTGGCACATGAGCTGACCAACTATGGTCAGGTGCTCTATATGAGCTACGAGGAAGGCGTAAGCCAGAGCTTTCAGGAGCGTTTGCTTAGATTCGGTCTTGACAAGAAGCAGGGATGGTTCCGTGTAGCGACCAATGACACGGTGGAAGATCTGCAAAACAGGCTGAAGAAACGCCACTCAGCAAAGTTCATCATAGTTGATTCATTCCAGGATGCAGGTTGGGAATGGCCAGAGACAAAAGCCTTGTTAGAGGCATTCCCGAAGAAGAGCTTCATATTTATCAGTCAGGAAGCCAAAGGGCAACCTTTAGGAAAGCCAGCCGTCAGGCTACGCTATAAAGCAGGAATAAAAGTTCGAGTCGTAGGTTTCAGAGCCTATTGTCAGGGACGTTTCAATCCCGATGCAGGTAACAGCTTCGTAGTATGGGAAGAAGGAGTATTAAGGACAACAAACAACGTGTGAGGCTATGGAGAAATACCAGATACTAATAGACAGAGACAACCTTGCCACGGTGGTTGATGACTGGATGTATCATGGCGGGTGTGACATAACGCTTCGCATAGCCAAGACCAAAGGATGCAGGGTGATAGAAACCACGAATGCCTTGTATGCGGCGAGGATATACAACTATCTGAAGGTGGCAAAGAAAGTGAACATAGTGAATCAAGTGTAAAGTTTAAGGTTTAGAGTTTAGAGAATATGAGCAGGATTAGAGAAATGATCGAGCTTACGCCCCCTGCAGTGTTCAGGGAGGCGCGTCCGGAGAGACTCACGGTGTCGGGCTTTACTTGCCCTGAGTGTCATGGAAACGGCTGGCTCTGGAGTGAGGATGCTGAGTGCTACTCCGTCAAGAAGGATTGCCCCGTATGCGGTGGAACGAAGGAGGTGACAGCCGAGGTGGTGATACGCTGGAGGGGAAAGTGTTGCGGCAATGCCACAACAAACAAGACCAACGAGAATAATGTTTAACATCTTAACTAAGACAATTATGGAGAATGAGAACAAAGACAGTGAGCGTTCCGCATCCAGATGGTGGAATCCATTGGTGTATGTGTATGCGATTATCGCTCCATTGGCAGGAGCAGTCCTCTGTGCCGTAGCAGGATTATTCGTAGGAGCAGTCCTCGGTTATGAGGAAGGATTAAGAAGATCCTGCAACAAGATGGAAGAAGTAATTAACCAACTCCCATGAGCTATGCAGAACTATCGTCGCTTCTATGCCTCTCTGAACCGTCTGCCAGACGGTGGTATCGGAGAAATGAAAGAAACCCTTGTGTCAAGCTTCACGAATGGACGCACGATCCATCTGCACGAAATGACACAGAAGGAGTATGATGCCATGTGTGCCTCGCTTGAGGAGCGCCTTGGATGGAAGGAGCTGCTGAAGAAGAAACGCAGCCTTTGCCTGAAGCTTATGCAGAAGGCAGGTGTGGATACAACGGACTGGCAGCGTATCAACGACTTCTGCAGGAATCCGAAGATAGCCGGTAAGGTATTTGCCCAGTTGGGAGTGAAAGACCTCGACGCATTGCAGGTGAAGCTTCGAGCCATAATGGGCAAAGGCGGATTGAGACAGGCCAATGTTGAGGCAGCGCCTCAACAGAAAGTACATGGCAAGACAATCGTGGCTGTTCCGTTAAGCAACGTAATAGGCCAGGCATAAGTAACCAACTAAAAAAACAGAAATTATGAAGCATGAAATCAAAGACTTGAGTGATCTTGCAGGTGGAATGGTGATAGAAACCGACCCACCCAAGTGTGATACCTGCCTGAATGACAAGGCTGGAACCTGTTGCGTAAAGCTGCACCTGTATGGCGGTGAGATTTGCGTGGCAAAATAGAACCCAAATATTAACAATCAAAAATCAAAGACAATGGCAAGACAGAAGAAGACCATTATCAACGGCGTGACCCGAGAGGCAGCCGATGAAGCATTCGCAACCTATGCGAAGAGTGACGCACAGATCCAGAAGATCAACGCAGAGATAGAGCTGCAGTGCGCCAAGATCCGTGAGAAGTACGCAGACAAGCTGGCAGCTCTGGGCGATGACAGAGACAAGGCATTCGACGTACTCCAGAGTTTCGCAACCGAGAACCAGGTGGAGTTGTTCACCAAGAAGAAGAGCCTCGACATGGCACATGGTACCATCGGCTTCAGAACCGGCACTCCAAAGCTCAAGACCCTGAAGGGCTTCACATGGGCAAGTGCCCTGAACCTCGTCAAGACATTCCTTCCAAGCTATATCCGTCAGACGGAGGAGATTGCCAAGGACAAGTTGCTTGCAGACCGTGACGTGGAGGTAGCGGTGGAGCGTAGTGACAGCCAGCGCCCTGTAAACGTATCGATGCGAACTGCGATGGCAGAGTGCGGTATTCAGGTGGTTCAGGACGAGACCTTCTACGTAGAACCGAAGAAAGAGGAGAACGCGGTATGAGGAAAGAAGTGACCAAGCCCGAGAAAGTTGCCTTGTGCCGTGAGTGCCACGGCACGGGCACGGTCACTAAGCTTGGCATTTCGAGGAAGTGCCCGAACTGTGACGGAAGTGGCAGGGTGCTCGTGAGTTGCGTGATGACTCTTGAGATCCGGCCATACAAGAAAGAAAGTAAGTAATCCTGATATATCCAGTCAATCGCATGGGAATAAAGAAGCGCAAAGGAAAGAGTTACGCAAAGCGAGTAGCCGACATAAACCAGATCTATGACACCTACGTAAAGACAGGTCTTCCGAACAGGGAGATATGGAAGCGTTACATATATCCGCAGTTCGGCATCTGTGAGCGTACCTTCTACAATCTGTTGAAAGCATCGTCCAACCCTCTGTTCGAGGCACGGGCGGAGCTTTTGACTGAAGGCTTCTTGTTCCCAGAACTATTATATCCCGAAGATGAAGTCAGAGACCCAGCTTATTTTAAGAAGAATCCTTAAGGATATTCAGGTGGAGCTTTCGGATGAGTTCGACCAGAACTTTGAGCGTGAGGCATTCTTTAGCGAGGCATGGCAGCGCAGGAAGAGCCCGACACGCCCGGATGGTCACATACTGGTCGATACAGGTCAGTTGCGCCGAAGCATCCAGAGCAGGACAACGGAGAACAGCATCGTGTTCTTCACGACTGAGCCATACGCAGCCATCCATAATGAGGGCGGTGAGATAGTGGTGACAAAGAAGATGAAGAAATTCTTCTGGCATAAATACTACGAGGCAACGCAGTCATTCGGAAGGAAGAAGGACGGTAGTCCGAGAAAGGACAAACGCACGGTGCAACTTAATGCTGAAGCCGAGTTCTGGAAGTTCATGGCATTGAAGAAGGCAGGAACGACAATCAAGATACCGAGACGGCGTTTCCTTGGCACGAGTCCGGAGGTGGAGCAAGCGGTACGGAACATCATCGAGGAGAATCTGGAAGGATACATAGAGGAAGCAATCAGTTTTTCAATTAAAGAATCATGAGAAAGGAATTATACAAAGCAATATGCGAACGGCTTTCAAAGCTATATGTAACGCCCGATGGCTGGCATAGAGTTGTAGAGCCAGGTGAGGAGATTCCCGAAGGCTGGGAACGCCTGATCAGACACATAGACCTGTGGAACCATAACGTGGAGTTCATCGAGCAGGAAGAGAACTGGGAACGCCCAGCGGTGTTCGTGGAGTTCAAGCCAATCAAATGGGATGCAATTAAAACAGGTGTGGAGTATCGTGCAGAACCAGTTGTGGATCTCCATGTGGTGACAGACTGGCAGGGAAGTGCATCGGTAGGCAGTCCTTTCAGGGAAGAAAGCCTGAAGGTGTTCGATATCTTAGATACCATCCACAGCGTGTTGGTTGGCATGAATGGTGAGACCTTTGCTGAGCTTGACCTTATGGGTAGCAGTACGAACCATAACCACGATGAGATAATCGAGAACATTGAAAGCTACGTGTGCGTGGCACTAAGAATATCATAGGACTATGGAATATGTAAGAAGAATTCACCGCGAGGATTTTAGAGGATTGAAAGATATTGTCAGATTCCTTTTGCGTTTCCCCAATATACTGGTCGTAAGGTTGGATGCGCTGTATAAGCAGGGCTATCGTCTGTGGTATTCGATAGGATGAGGAGAGACCATTTTCCTGACATCAGGAAAATGGTGGTAACGACAGATAATTGCAACTAAATATGGAAGGATTCAAGAAGTTTAAGTTGTTCGGTCTCTATTTCTATGTGTCAAGCATCCGCATGAGACCGCGTCGCAATATAGACGAGAAGATGCGTAATCAGCGTAAGGTACTGCAGAGGATGAAGCCGAGCCTGTATAAGGAGCAGGGAGGGATTTGCCCCATCTGTGGCAAGCATTTCGAGGAATACGCAATGGAGATGCATCATAAGATCGGGGTGAGTGATAGCCCGAATTTGGCAATGGTGAGGAAAAATCTGGTGTTATTATGCCATAATTGCCATGTGGAGATTCACAAAACGAATAAAATTACTGAGCAATGAAAAAAAATCCGCGACTTCTTTTGGAGGTTGCGGATTTTTTTGTATATTTGCAACAGAAAAAGCGACATTTCAAGTTACCCTTCGTCCATGTTTATCATGAGACACACGAGGGAGGCGACGGAAATACCGCTTTTTTTATTTCTTATATACTCGCAATATGTACAAGTAATTTCCATCGTTATTGCATTTCACTTTCATTTCTACACGATAGCAGTCATCTGTAAATTCATAAACACGGAATTTTGCGTCTGGATGATCTTTACTTGATTCCGATGGGTCGATAAGCGAAGCCTTAGTTATCAACTCGTGCGCGGTGTGTGCATATTCCAACTTAACAGGGTATAGAATATCGTCTTGATATTTATTGATGGTTTCTTCGTAGAATTTTCTGTTAATAACAACACTGACACCATCTACAGTCTGCACATCCAATCTCTTGCTGACAAACTTCCCAAGTTTGACTTCCGGTAGTAATTGCTTATACCATTGAACAAGTCTCTTTTGAGCACTTCTAATTTTAGAACGAGAAACACCCCCATCATTCTTTTGTTTTTCCATTGAGTGCATTAATCTACATGCAGCGCATAGTTCGTTCTCTGGAATGAAAGCGAGGTCGAGTTTTCCCTTGGCGATATCACAGTCCTTGCACCGCTTGATGGTGTATGGGTTATAGTCCGGGAAAGACTTCTGCTCGATACCAGGATTGAAGCGGAAGATGCGTTTGGTGTCCTTACCT